ATCAAAAACCATATAACCTCCATACTGCGCAAACTGGATGCCAACGCCCGCACCCAGGCAGTCATTACCGCCCTAAAACGAGGCTTCATCACCCTGGACAAAGAAGTCAAGCAGCCACTGTAGCCAAACGCCGCCCGGATAAGACTCTTGCAGCATCACCCCATCAACGAACATAAGGGGCACCGTCACCTTTTTATCTCAGAAGCTCTATGGTGCTCCGAGTATTAGTTTGTGGTAGTAGCGGGCTTGCTTGGGGTTGTACTCAAACCTCAAGCCGACTACACGAAACGAGACGGCTGACTGATTGGCCATGCTATCTGAGAGCTGCACCACATCAAACAGCTCCTGGCCACAGTTGGGTGGTATGAGTATGACCCCCCTCTTTGTGGTGAGTCTCATCTTGGCTAGTATGGCTGAGGCTACGTCCCCGGCCTGGGCGGTGGTGGGTATGGCGAGCTCCTGGGTGAAGTCAAGCCTCTCTCCTACCAGGCTGCTTTCGGCTGAGTCGTGGGCTTCTCCGTAGATGGGGTTGCCGTAGGCGTCCCTGCCGATTACGTAGGCGCGGTTGATGTCCGGGGATTCGGCGATGTACTGGCCGTCGAGGATAACATGCCAGACATACTTCAAGAGAGTTGGGCTGCCGATTGATATTTGCTGGACGATGCTCTGTGGCACAAGTCTGCCGACAATGCCGACGGATGGCGTGCCGAAAACGATTGCTTGGGTGATTCCCTGGGGGGATAGGGTCTGAGGGTAAAAAAGGGTTGGTGTGCCAATGGCTACGACCTGCGCGATGCTTGTGGGGTAGATGATTAAGGCTGCGGTTGCAACTGAGGGCGTGCCGTAGATGATGGTCTGTACTATGCTTGATAGCTGGATGGAAAGATTGAGCTTGGGGGCGCCTAAACCTATTACCTGGCTGATGCCGGAGGGGCTTAAAACCTTGATACCCCAGCCAGCATAAAAGTCTAGTCGGCCTGTATCGGATGAGTAGCCTGAACCTGCTGGATTGGGGAAGGCATCGGCGTAAGTCCATGCCTTATAACGGCGCACACTCGTCTCTGCTTCTCTGTCAACTACCTGAGCATCAGAATTAGTAGCCAGCCAATATGGTGTCCCTGAAACTATTGGTGTTTCTGGGAAGGCGATGGTATTCCAACCTGCAACAACGGGAGTACTGCTACTTGAGCCAAGCAAAGCACCAGGTTCGCCCCCACTGTCAGTATACAGAGCACACTTAACATTGCCAGTGGAGAGACATTTAACACGGAACTCTGTCATTGTGCCAGTGGATACGGCCGTAAACTTGGAAGTGACTATATAATTAGCCCCATTTCCAGTGCTGTCTGAAGTCCCATCATCGTGACCTACGAGTTTTCCTGTAGCCATTTCACTCCGTAATAATTACAAAGATTCTTCGCTGCGCTCAGAATGACAGGGTGGTTTTGAGATTGCCACGTCGCTGTCGCTCCTTTCACCCTCACCCTAACCCTCTCCCGTCAAGGGAGAGGGGATTACTGCGATTAGGTCAGCTTAAATATCTTGTTAGCACCGTTGTCAAAACTCAGAACTATATCGCCGCCGTTGGGGGTGCAAGGCAAACCAGTAGCCGTGTCTATGAGCAGAAGCAATAGAGCGCTTTCCGCTCCTGTATGCTGGTAGAGCACGACGTACTCGAACTGGTCGCCGGTAACTGCGCTGAAGGTGACATCGGTGGCATCAAAGACGCCATCGGTGACGCTCTTGCCAGCCAGCGCTCCACTGACGGCTACTCTGCCGGCTGCCGGTATGTTGGCCAGGGTTTCATGTGTGGCCAGAACGGGCGTGTAGTCTGCTCCGTCTACCAGGATAGCTCTAATGTCGTTAGTGTCCAGGTCGATTGTGCCGTCTATTAGATGCTGCTTGGCTTTGGTGTAGAGTGCGTTAGCCATTCTGTTTGTCCTCCTTTCTGTTTAATTCAGCGATTAAGCTATTAATTAGGCGTTGCTTCTCTCGTATAACTTCCTTTTCAAACATGAGCTTTTGATTCTCCTTCTCAAGTTCGCTGATGGTCATGTGCTGTAGCCTTTTTGTGATTTTCTTTGACAATGACATACTCCTTTATGTTGGGAACTTAAACTTATAGACAACAGTATCTGCTGCCTGGGGATGGACTATGTACCCGTCCAGGCCGAAGAAGTAGATAACATCCGGTACCAGGTTAAGTAGCCTTTTTAAGACGCTGGCTGCCGACTCGCCGGCACCGACTTCGAGCCTGGGATACAGGCTGGTAATCAGGCTGGAGCGTGACTTATAATCTAGCGCCCCCCCTATCGACTGGACAACCTTCTCTATTAGCTGATAACAGGTAAACTCATCTGAGCCGATATTCCACTCCACGGGCTTGTTGAACTGGTAGCGCTGCAACAACCCCCAGGCATCAACACAGTGCATGATAAAGTTTGAGATATTAGGGTCTCTCTTGTATTCCATAGCCTCGATGAAATATCTAGAGGCCTCTGAGAGCTGGTCGCCTGACGTAGTCTTGTAGCCCAGGTGAAGGTTTACCCGCGCCCCCCTCTTTAAGACGGCTATTGCGCCGGAGCCTGGCGTGTTATAAGTGCCTTTGGAATTGTCCAGCTCGACCTCCAGCTCCGACGGCTGCTCGGGATCCACGGCCTCGGTGATCCTGGCGATTCTTGAGATTGGGATGGTGATTTTATCACCGGCGCCACTTCCTGGCGTAGGGGGGCTCCAGGCGCCAGGGCAAAGGGCGCGCCAGACCTCATTAGGCTGGGTTGCCCAAAGATACTCACCGCTGGGGTCGGCAGCTAAAGCCATGCCCCTCGAGGCGCTGGTGTCTATGATGCTGGCTTTGTTCCAGTTGTAGTCGTAGAAATCAGTACCTGGCTTTAGTCTGAATAACCAGGGCTGGTTCGTCCTGGCCAGGGATAGCAGCGGCCTGGAGCATGAGGTGGCCGGCTTTAATAAGTATGGACCCGAGACGTCCAGGACTTCGCCGGCCAGGGCTTCATATACCGCGGCTAGTCTCTCCCAATAGGTGCTGCTCTTTGATTGCCTGCTCCAAGCGGCCTTTTCCTCCCAGGACATTTGGCTATAGCCTACCGGCCAACCAGTCTTGAACTGCCTTAACCTGACCTGAGCAGCAACATCTACCCTGGCTCTACCCAGCCCGATTTTAGCATCTGTAGCCCAGGTGCCGTATGTCTGGCGGTAGCCGTCTCCATAGACCATGCGGACAACAGAGATATAGCTGCCTTCCTGAACCAGGGCGATGATATTCCAATCGCCATCGTAATACACGGCCAGGTCAACAATCTCTCCGTCATAGCTGCCTCGCTGGCCCAGGCCGGTGCTCCAGCTCCCCCCAGTCCTCTTTTGGAGATAGAGACTGGTGGGGTCGTTGACATCTGAGGCGTGGACGATGACACAATCACCATTAGACTTATAGGCTATAGCGATACCTCTTTCGCAGGGGCGGGCATTCGCCATTTGCGTCCAGCTGCCCCAGGTGGCGCCATAGTCCGACGACTGCCGGCGCCAGAGATTGGCGGCGTCCATTGTGGCCACCATGACCTCAGCTCCCAGGGAAGCGATATTTACTTTGGCGTTGGAGACGACACCACCAAAAGAGCCCCCCCAGGATGAGTAGTCGCTCGATGGGCCAGGGCTGGTTACCCTGGAGAGGTAGAGGTTGGTGCCATATTTACGGACCCGAATCAGAGAGCCGTCACCTGGCATGGTTACGCCGTGGCTGTCTTTGGTCTCTGAACCTAGATAGAAGCGCTGCCAGCCGAAGGCTTCCCACTGAATGCCACCTGCCGGCGTGGCTGCGGGGTGGCCGTAAGCCTGCACCTCGAGCTTGACAAGTGGCTTCCTAGTGGGCTTCTTCTGTTCTTCCAGTAATGCGTCGCTTAGAATGCGCATTTCACCACCTATGTAGCCTCGACCTTCCCATCACTGTAACCTCGACCTTTTAAGGTCGAGGTCACGAGGTTAAAACCTCGTGGCTACATTTGTGACTTGATTAACGAGGCTAAAGCCTCGTGGCTACATGTTTTTGCTAATGCGGAGTTAAAACCCCGCAGCTACATGTCCTCCATAAATCCTAATTTTAAATCCATAAGATGATTACGGTGATTTACGGCCTATCAGTGGTTGGTACTAAAAATTTTTTCAAAATAGTACTTTTATCCCCTAGAAAGTGCTCCAGATTAATGTTACAATTCATACGCTCCTTTTGGGGGAAGGAGGTAAAATGCTTAATAGAAACCTGATAATGGGCCTGATTACCCTCGGAGTTTTGTTGGTGATATTGGCGACTATCGCCATAATGCCACCCCCTTTTAAGTAAATTGACTTTTCGTGGCTCCCTACTCCCGAACTAGCCTGGAGTCTTATCTATATTTCTCCCATGGGAGCAGATGCTCCCGTCTACCCCACTATCAGTCTCCATCAATTTCCATCAATCTCTATCAGTCTCTATCAATCTCCGATATTTGTTGAGATTCATTGAGATTCTATGACATGAGCTGCTCGGCCAGAGTTCCCACACCGTACAGCGTCCTGTTGAACGGCGCCAGCTTAGCCTTCCAGTCGATTTTGGAGCCGGCTAGCTCAGACAGGCTATTGGCAGCTCTGATGGTGGTGTTGAAGTCCCGGTTGAAGACATAGTACTCCGGGCTTCGGCCACACTCGCCTTTCTTTTTCTCGGTCTGCTCCTTTATCCAATCCTTGGCATCGACCGCCAGGTCGACCAGGTAATTCCAGTAGTCCACGGCCTGCGATATGTGCTGGCAGTCGGTCACCGAGCCTTTATCCCTCGCCTTGTAGAAGATGGTGCAAGGGTTTACTTCGGTATAAGTCTCCTTGACGGTGGCCATGACGCTCTCGTGGAAGGCCTTGGGGTCAAAGGCTTGAGTTCCTAGAGTTACTTGAGTTCCTGGAGTTTCTGGCATACCTTGAGTTTCTTGAGTTAAAGGGGCTGGCGCGCCATTTGAAACAATAGCTGCTTGCACCTCGGCGGTTTTAGTTTTTTCCCTCTCAGCGTCAATTCTGCCCTGAGTCAGGATATAAAATACTCCGGCTGCGGCTGCTGCCAGAGACGGGACCATGTCCATAAAGGTTTTCTGCGCCTCTGGCTCCTGAACAAAAAGCGGGATGATTGTTGCCAGCACAGTGATGATAAAGGCGCTGTACTTCTTTTTGCCATCCATAAATTTTTGTAACATATTTTGCTCCTTTCCTTTTATTTGATTACCGAGATTTGGAACGATTACGGAGATACCGCTAAACATCCTTGTAATCTCTATTCATCGCCGTAATCATGCCCATCGCTGTAATCATTTTTAATCGCTGTAATCTTTTATTCCATAAGGGCTAAAAGTGTATCCGGCACCGGCTTGCCGTTTTCTGAATAATGTCTGGCCAGGTGCCTGGCAGCATCGAGTATCTGCTGCTCGGTGGCCTCTACCCGCTTGCCGCGGAATCCGCCACGGCTCAGGGCGGCTACGGCTGCGGCCAGATGCTCCCAGTCTGTGGCCTGATAATGGCCGACTTTACCCTTGATGGCTCTCAAGATAGCCTTGGTGTGATGCGGCAATTTCCACGTCTCCGGGTCTTCCTTATCACCAACAATGGCAAACGCCTGCCAGGGAAGCCCCTCCTTTAAGCGGGGCAAGCCTTCTTCTATTTTTGATTTACTCACTGTTGTCTCCTTTCCTTTGTCTCCATTAGTCTCAATGAGTTTCTATGAATCTCTGTTTAATTTCCAACTAGAGACTAATTGAGATTCATAGAGATTTTGAGATCACTCAGTATCGTCTCCTTGATACAATGTGCCAACCTTTAATTTCCGTCCGCGTCCGAAGCGCTGGAGCTGAGATTTGAACTCCTTGAGCATGCTGCTCCCCCAGCTTTGGTAGTCGGTATCGGCTCTATCGCCGCCGATGCCGGCGACGTCCGAGCGATATTGTGCCTGACCCAGCACGGCGTAAGCAGCAGCTCCCAGGGCTAAGACATCCTCTAAGTAGCTGGGAATGGTTGAAGTGCTTCCGTCAAGTGTATGAACCTTGCCCCAGTAAATGTGACAGTTCTCACCATCTCCCACAGTGTCGCCTACTAAAGTGATGGTGTCACTGTAGACGGCAAAGCGCTGAAAACTCCTTGGTGTTTCTCCCACCGGGAGCTCTATCCGGTCCACCGAGACCCTATCGGTAAGTGTGGCGATATCTATGTCGCGGCTGTCTGAAGTGGTAGCGATGGTTGATTTCATCTCCCTGGGGACATAGCGGGATAGCTCGGCTACGGCTCTCTGGATAGCTCTGTCAATTTCGTTGTCCTGCCAGCGATAGTTAGAGTTATCCTCGTCCTTGAGGTCCCGCCTGACCAGTGTTCTCATGGTGGTTAAGTTCATTGGTCGCTACGCTCCTTGATTAAAGAGATTGCAAAGATTACAGCGATATCCAGTTTGTAAGTGGGGAAGTGAAGCTGTCCACCCCTGTTTCTGGTGCGTCTCCACTCCCCCACCACGAGTGTAGCCTCGACCTTTCCTCACATGTAGCCTCGACCTTTTAAGGTCGAGGTCACGGGGTTAAAACCCCGTGGCTACATGTTTTTCTCTTCTCCTGTCACTCTTCGGACTTACCCATTCTGCGAGATTCTTCGCGGAGTTTATCCTGAGTAAGATTCTTCGACAGGCTCAGAATGACCGTAATGAAGGGCTCAGAATGACAGTTTGTAAGTGGGGAAGTGAAGCTGTCCACCCCTGTTTCTGGTGCGTCTCCACTCCCCCACCATGAACGTTACCTGGAGCATCTGCCCCAGGGCAGCGCTTCGTCCTATGTCATTCCGAGGGGTCCTTCGCTATTTGTCATTCTGAGGAGCGAAGCGCCGAAGAATCTCGCTCAGGATGACAAGTACATTAGTCTTGTACTCCTATAAGGGCGCCCCGCCTCTGCTTGCAAAAGTCGACCAGTGTGACGTACCACTTAATGCGGGTCCTGGAGGCGTCCTTGCCTTCCATGGCGCCTATCGGCTCCACCTGCAAGCCGCCGTTGGCAGCACCCGAAACGGCGCCTTCGCCGAACTGTACGGCGAAGATGATGGAGCAAGCGCCCCCGGTAGCCCCGGTCTCATAGCCGCTGGCCAGTACATGTGTGTCCTTGACCCAGTCGGAGACGCCGATGGGTATACCGTTATAGAGCTGGGTAAAATCGCCGAACTCTCCCCTGACGGTCTCCATGTAAGCGCCGCTGGCTCTGACCAGCGCCGTGACCTTGCGGCGTGACCGGCGGCTCATCAGCAGCAAATCGGGCTTGCCACCTCTGACGGTGTCAATCAGCTCATCGAGCTTGGCCAGTGTAAGCGCCGCGCCGGTGCCGCCCATGGTAATCACCTGGCTACCTGCCTGGGTGCAGTCAATCAGCTTTCGCATGCCGTCGAACTGATTGGTTCCGCCTGAACTGTCACCGTAGATGAATTTGTCCTCAAACTCATGCCTGATGGCTTTAGCCGTCAGCTCAATGATGGCAGCCTCGATGTCCTGGATATTGGAGCGTGTCTGCCTGATGTAATTATCGACATCGGCATTCTGACCGAGTATAGCCAGTACCGCGGTGAGCTGGTCGAAGTCCGGTGCCGGGGAGGTCGACCAGTCGGCATTGACGGCATGCCATTCGGCGGTGGGCAGTGTTTTCTCCCGGTTGTAGGTCAAGCCGTTACCGACAATCTCGATAAACGGCATTTTCTGAAGTACAGGCGAGCCCTTCAGTATGGTTTCTATGACGCCTTGAAGCAGGACGTCATTGGAAAGTTTTGCAGCTTCGGTTAGTGATATTGCCATTTTAATTATCTCCTTTCTTTATTGTGTTGTGATGCCTCGACCTTTTAAGGTCGAGGTCATGAGGTTAAAACCTCATGGCTACATTTGTTTAGTCTTTCTTCTTTCTGGCTTGTTCCAGCCCGTAGTTTATTTTCTCCTTAGTGCTCATGGCCGAGGTGTCCAGCCCGGCTCTAGCCGGTGCTCCGGCAGGTATCGAGCTTGCCTGCGCCTCCCTCGCCAGTGACTCCTGTACGCTGGCCACCAACTTAAGTGCACGGTCCAGCGAGTCCTTGACCTCCTCGATGGTCGCGCCCGAGATAGCCTCGGAGGGAATCAAGGGATTAGAGCTGGCTGCCAGCTTTTTGTAGTCCTCAACGGCATAGGCGTAGGCTGCCCCGGCTCCCTCGAAGTCATGGTTCAGGCTGGCGAGCTGGCCTTCGAGCCCGGTAATCATGCCGGCTTTGGCCTCGACCTGGCTCTCCAGCGCCGCTACTTTGTCCTGAAGCTCTTGAGCAGCCGGCTGACTAATCTCCTGACTATCATCCAAAGATTCTTCGCTTTTTTCGGTCTTCGGTTTGACGCCCTCGTACTCCTGTTCATTTTGTTCCTTGAGTTCGTTGTGTTCATCTGCCAATTTGTTACTCCTTTCCTTTATAATGATTACGGAGATTTAGAACGATTACGGAGATGCCCTTAAATATCTCTGTAATCTCTAATCATCACTGTAATCTTTTTCTCAATCGTTCAAGACCACTGCCTCCATCTCCGCGGCTGCTGTTCTCTCTCGCTCGCTGCCTCGGGTGGAGCGTGCCCTGTACTGCTGATTCATTTCCAGTATCCTCTTCCTCTCCTCCAGCCATTTCTCAAACTCCGCTTCCGGGTCTCTAATACCCAGCTCGTCCATAGCCGTCCTGCGGGAATGGACGCCTGACTGGACTAAAACCTGCTCATTCTGTGCCAGCCTGGCTCTATCCTGGGGCAGCACCGCTCCCCAGACGATTCTGGTGTCTACGTCGGTCAAGTCCTCACCGGCGAACTGCTTATGCAGCTTCAAAATCATCTGGCATCGGCGCGCATAGGCGGCGGAGCGTATTGTTCTTTTACGTCTGACTTTCTGCAGCAGCGACTGCAGTTCCGTCTCCAGGGCAACACCCGATAGCTCCCTTTCGATGCCGCCGTAGGCTGCACGTGGTGACTCCGAAATGTCGTGCAGGCAGCGGTAAATCATATCGATATAGTCCACATGCAGCCTGATGCCGCCGCCGGCAAGCAGGTCCAAAAGATAAGCTTTGGCTTCCTCCGGAATAGTCCACACGGCTCCCGGCTGGACCTTTATTTCCTCGGCGGATTCCACGCCTTCGAGTACAGCTATGGGGTTACCCGAGACTTCAAGTATGCGGGATAACTGGGACAGTGCCCGGTTAAGCTCCCGCTGCGCCTGCTTCAGCGGCGGAATATCTGAGGTGCCCCAGAAATGTTTCGGCTGCCTGACGTTGGGAAAAATGA